GCGCCGAGCTGGAAGGCATCGGCGAGGCTGGGACGAAGGGCTTCGGTCGGCTGTCGCGCGAGATGGAGATGGCGAACGCCCGGCTGGCGGCCTTTGCACGGTCTGCGCGGATCGCTGCTGCTGCGGCTGCTGCGGCGCTGGCGGCAGCGGCCACGGCGGCGATCCGCTCGGCGCTTTCGACCGTCGATGCGCAGGCCAAGCTCGCGGCCTCGCTCGGCACGACGGTCGAGAGCATCCAGGTGCTCGCGCGCGCGGGCGATCTGGCGGGCGTCTCGATGGGCGAGATCGAACGGGCCACGATCCAGCTGACCCGGCGGCTGAGCGAGGCGGCGGGCGGCACCGGTCCGGCGGTTCAGGCGTTGCGGCGGTTGGGGTTGACGGCGCGCGAATTGCAAGCGTTGCCGCTCGATCAGCGGATCGCAGCCATTCAGGATGCGCTGAATCGCTTCGTGCCGGAGGCGGAGCGCGCGGCGGTCGCATCGGACCTCTTCGGCGACCGCGCGGCGCTGGCGTTGCTGCGGATCGACACGGAGACGCTGCGAACAGCCACGAAGGACGTGCGTGATTTCGGCGTTGTGGTTTCGGAGCAGGACGCGCGCCAGATCGAGCGGACAAACGACGCGATTTCGCGGCTCGGTCTGATCTGGCGCGGCGTTGCCAATCAGCTGGCGGTCGCGGCCGCGCCTGCGCTTGAGGCGGTTGCGAACGCCATGGCAGCGGTGGCGAGCAGGACCGGACCGCTCGGGATCGCGATCCGGGCCGTGTTCGACAACCTCGGGCGGCTGGCTACCTATGCAGCGACTTTCGCCGCCTTCATGGCAGGGCGCTGGGTCGCCGGGCTGGCCGCTGCCGCCCTGTCCGTGGGCGGTCTGGCCACGGCGCTGGTCACCTTGCGCCGCGCCCTGATCCGCACCGGCATCGGGGCGCTGATCGTCGGCGCAGGCGAGCTGATCTATCAGTTCTCGCAGCTGGTGGCCCGAGTAGGAAGCGTGGGCGAAGCGTTCCGTCTGCTCGGTGATCTTGCCCGCGAGGTCTGGTCGCGGATGGGACTGGCGCTCGACAAGGCGCTCGCAAGCATGGGTGCCGGGTGGGAGGAGTTGAAGGCCGCGAGCCTCGAGGCGCTTGAAGGCATCGTCGATGGCGTGGGCAGCTTCGGCGATCGGACGGTGGCGGTCTTTCAGGGTGCCTACGACGCCGCGGTGGCGATCTGGGGCAGCCTGCCTGACGCCATCGGCGACTTCGCGTTTCAGGCGGCGAACAGCTTGATCTCGGGCGTCGAGTCGATGCTGAACGGCGTCGTCACGCGCATCAACAGGTTCATCGAAACCCTGAACGCGGCGCTGGCGCTGCTGCCGGAATGGGCCACCGGCGAAGGCGGGGTGCGGATCGGCACGCTTGATCCGGTGGAACTCGGCCGTGTCGGGAATCCGTTCGAGGGACGCGCTAAAGCGGCAGGCACTGCCGCAACGGACGCCTTCTCGGCCGCACTGTCGCGGACCTACGTTCGCGCGCCCGATCTCGGGCTCGGCAGGATGGCCGAGGACGCCCGCGCGCGCGCCGGGGGCTATCGCGAAGCTGCGGGCATGTTGTCCGCCGCCGCATCGCGTCCGCTGGCAAGCTGGCAGGCGCTCAAGGATGCGATGGCCAAGGCCGATCAGGATGGCAGCGAAGCGCTTGCGAACGCTGCCGCCGCCGCGCAGAGGCTAGCGGATCAGCTGAACAACGCCGGCGGGGCGGCAAGGCGAGCAGGCGGTGCCGGTCGGCAGGCAGGCGAGGAGAGCGCCGATGGAGCCGGGAAGGCGGTCACTGGCTGGCAGGCCGCCGCATCGGCGCTTGCCGACTATGCCGCCAAGGCGCGCGACATCAGCCAGGAAATCGGCAACGCGCTGGTGGGCGCGTTCCAGCGCGCGGAGGACGCCATCGGCGAGTTCGTGAAGACGGGCAAGCTCGACTTCCGCGACCTGGTCACGTCGATGATTGCCGATCTGGCAAGGCTTGCCGCGCGGCGCTTCATCCTGGGTCCCATCGCGAACGCGCTTTCCGGCGTGCTGGGCGGGTTCGGCGGGGGTGGCGGCATCTTCGGCAGGCTTTTCCACAGCGGCGGATGGGTCGGCGATCCTGCGCCGGTCCGGATGGTCCCGGCGCAGGCCTTCGCGGGCGCGCCGCGCATGCACGCGGGCGGCTGGGCCGGGCTGCGGCCCGACGAGGTGCCCGCGATCCTGCAGCGCGGGGAACGGGTGCTTTCGCGCAAGGAGGCCGCGCGCTACCGCCAGTCGGAAGCGGCGCCCGTCAACATCACGATCATGGCGCGGGACGTCGACAGCTTCCGGCAATCCCGGACGCAGGTCGCCAGTGACATCGCCCGCGCCGTGGCGCTGGGCCGGCGCGGCATGTGAGGGGCAGACATGGCCTTCCATGAAGTCCGGTTTCCGGACACCATCAGCCGCGGCGCGCGCGGCGGTCCGGAGCGGCGCACGCAGATCGTCGAACTTGCAAGCGGGGCCGAGGAGCGCAACGCGAGCTGGGCCAACAGCCGGCGCCGCTACGATGTCGCCTATGGCATCCGCCGCGCCGACGATCTGGCGGCGGTCGTCGCCTTCTTCGAGGCGCGGAACGGCCGTCTCCACGGCTTCCGCTTCAAGGACTGGTCCGACTACAAGAGCAGCCTGCCTTCACGCGCGGTTTCGCCCGAGGACCAGCTTCTCGGAGTCGGCAACGGCGTGCGGACCGCCTTCCAGTTGCGAAAGCGCTACGGGACCGACGAACACCACTGGTGGCGCACGATCCGGAAGCCGGTCGAGGGCACCGTCCGCGTTGCGGTCGGTGGCGTTGAGCTGTTCTCCGGCTGGTCAGTTGATACAACCACCGGTATCGTCACGTTTTCGGTCCCGCCCGCGGCGGGCGCAGGCGTGCGCGCGGGGTTCGAATTCGACGTCCCCGTCCGGTTCGACACCGACGCCCTCGACGTCACCCTGGACCTCGAACGCCTCGGATCGATCACCTCGATCCCCCTCATCGAAATCCGTTGATCGGACAATGCGGACGGAGACGCGATGACGACAGACACCCTTCGCCGGGTCACCGGTGTTTTCCGCACGCCGGAAGGCTCTGTACTGCCGAACAGGACGCTGACGTGGTTCCGCGAGCGGCGCGAGGTTCAGGCGCAGGGATCCTCGGTGGTGCTCGACGAGCCATTTTACGTTCAGACGAACAATGCAGGCGCGATCGATCATCACGTCATGGCGGGCAACTATGTGGTGTTCGTTCGCCTCAAGGACGCGGATCGCTACTTCCGTGTCTCGGTTCCCGATCAGCCCGGCCCGTTCAATATCGCCGATCTGGTGGACGCGCCGCCGGTCACGCCCGAGATCATCTCGACCGTTCAGGGGTTCCTGATCGAGGCGCGCGCCCTGGCGGCGGACGCTGCGGACTCCGCTGCGCTCGCGCAGCAGGGCGCGACGGGCGCCGTGGCCTTCGCGTCGGTGTATTCCAGTGTCGCCGCCGGGCTTGCCGCAACGACGGTGGGCGGTCAATTCACCGTCGTTCTTCCGGACCGGGTGCAGCGGTTCCGGCACGATCCCGGTCCGGTGGCGACGCTCGTCGCCGAATATCCGACGATCGATGGCGTGGCTTCTGCTGCGGCGCGATCCTTGGCGGTTCAGGACGCGTCCCCGGATGTCGGCATCCATCTGCGGCTCGATCTCGGTGTCGCGCTCAAGCGCCAGCCGAACGGCGACGCCGTGGATGCGTTGGCGAATGTGGGGACGGTTTCGTTCCCGGACCGGCTGGCGGTCTTTCCGGACGGGACGTGGCGCAACGGCTCCCGCGTCCACATGCTGTCGTCGGGATACCTCGGCGCCTGGTTCCAGCCGGAAGTGGCGCAGGCCTGGAACCCCGGCCTGGGCGGGTTCGATTATGTCGGCACCTCCGCCGCTGACAGCACAGCCGCGTCGCCGGTCGTGGGCATCACCCCGAAGACCGTCAGCGCCACGACGTCCGGCTCGGCGCAGCGATACGTTCGGCTTTCCGGCATCGACACGATCGCGGGTGAGAAATACCAGATCGACGCCATCGTGAAAGTCGAGCCGGCGGTCGCGTATCTGGGCGTGCGCTTTCCGCCGGGATTCTCGGACCCGACGGCCGGCTCGGCCGGAAACATCGTCACGATCGATATGGCGACGCGTCGGCCGTTGGTGGTGCCGCCCGACATGCAGCACGAGGTGACCCTGCTGCAGGACGCCGGTCAGGATTGGGTGCACATCCGGGCGCGAGCAACGTGCGTTACGGCGCAGACCAACCAGTGGTTCGGCATCGTGACGCTGTCGTCCGGTTCTCCGTCACTTTCCAGCAACTTCGCGGCGGGGCCGTTGCTGCAGCTTGCCCTGTTGTCGGTGCAAAGGGTTCCCAGCATTGCGCTGCCGTGCGCGTCCCCGATCAGCGCTGCCTCCATACCGGGCAGCAGCGTCATGGTGGACCTCTCAAGCCTGCCGATGCGTGGCGATGCGGTCACCGTCCTTTTCGACTTCGCGGTGCCGGAGGGAACGCCGGAGGCCGACACCGTGCCGCTCTGGCGCGTGGACGCGGGCGGTTCCTCTTGCTTTGGCCTGGACATGGTGGGGCGCAATCTTCGGGCCACCATAAGGGCACCCACGCGCGTTCATGTGAACGTGGCGGACCTCTATGCCGACCGCTATCGCTGCGCGGTGTCCTACGACGGGGCGACGTTGCGGCTTGCCGTGAACGGCACGGTGGCCTCGGTCGCGACCGCGCAGGACCTCGCCTCGATCTGGTCGACCCTGCGGCTGGGCCATGCGACGCCTTGCGCGCTCGGAACCCTGCGCCGCTTCTCGGGCGCGGTGCGCGCGTTGCGCGTGCTGCAAGGTGCTTCATCCGAGCACGACCTGCGCGCGATGACCGCGCGCGACGTCGAGCCTGCGCTCGGCGAGCATGCGCCGGTCGTCGTGGCCGAGAACGGTGAGGCTATAATCTCGCGCGATGCGGCGGGGCGCGTCGATATTTTCCCCGGCGCGCGGTTGGCCACGGCGCTGGCCACGGGCGCGGCCTTCGAACTCACCGGCCTTCCTGCCGATGCGATGGCGATCACGCCGCGCGCCGACGGGCTGCATTTCCTGAGCGATGCCTACGGCAACCGGACTCACCGGCTGAAGCGGAACAACGACGGGTTCGTGATCGGGCATCGTCACGACAACCGCGTCGATGTCATCTGGGCCAACGGCCAGTCGCTCGCTTACGGCAACGTCTACAACGACCCGGTCGTGTGGGAGGATTCTCCCTACTTCTTCGACGTGGACGACGGGCTGGCAAACTCGGTCTTCGGCTTCTCGTCGTCGGGCCGGTCTACGGACCGCCTCGCCAAGCCTTACATCACGACCCCCGGCCCCGGCGCCGGAGGCGTCATCTATCCGACGATCCACCATCTTGCTCGTGTGCGCGCCGAACAGGATGCTGCGCCCATCCCCATCATCGCCAAGACCATCGGTCAGCAGGGCGAGAACATCGCCGACCTCTGGCCCTTCGGCATCTACGATACCGGCCAGGACACCGGCACGCTTCTGCCCGGCAAGAACGGCCAGCACTGGGCGAACGTGCGGCGGTGGCACCAGTCGGTGGTCGATGCGTGCAACCGGCTCGGGCTGGTGCCCTACTGCCCGGCGTTCCTGTGGGTGCAGGGCACGGCGGACGCGAACAACGCAAACTACAAGGCGAACCTCACCAGCGCGCGAGGCAACCTAGACACGCTGGTGGCCGAGTTCTACGGCCAGACCGAAGGCGTGCCTCACTTCTTCCTGACCCAATCCGGCGGGCGGACGGACACGAGCGACAACCGCTGGCTGGTCACCGACCTGCAGCTTGACTGGGCCTCGGAAACGCCGGGCGCGCATCTGGTCTGTCCGCTCTACCAGCCGGACATTGTGCTGCAGGACGCCAATGTCCATCCGAACTACACCTCCACCACGATCATCGGCGAGCTTGCGGGCTGGGCCATGGCGGAGGTTCTGGCCGGGCGGTCGTGGCACATCGGCCGCCCGGCGGTCACGGTGTCGGGGACGACGATCACGCTCGACTATTCGCAATGGCTGCGGCCCGATGAGAAGCTGATGATCCGTCAGGACGTCTGGTATGGCGGCGTCGGAATCCAGAACGTCGGGATCACGCTGCACAACATCCTGCAGACCACGGGCGGGGTCCAGCAGCGATACGGCCCGTGCAACGCCTCGGTCGTGTCGGTCACGGTGTCGCCCGACGGCAAGCGCTATATCGTGACGCTCGACCAGCCCATCGTGCCGACCCTTGGCTACCGGATCGGCTACGCCGCGCAGTTCCAGAACACGAGCGTGACCGACCCACTGCATTACGCGCGGCGGGGTCTTCTCACGACGACGTTGGAGAAGCCGAGCCTCAGGCTGCCGGGGCGGACGCTGAAACGGTGGATCCCGAGCTGGACTTTGGAGGTGCTGGTCTGATGGCGATCATCACGAAGGGCGGCGCGACGCCCAACGTCGCGCAAATCTCGGGCGCTGCCAGCCTCGTCGAACGGCTGCCCGCCATCGGGACAGACCTCGTGGCGGCTTTCGGCGTCATGCCCTCGCCCGCGCGCCTGCCGGGTGCGGTCGCGTCGGGCGATCCCATCGGACGGATCGTTCCCGCGCCTGCGCGACGCAATGCCTTCGGTCAGTTTCCGTCCGGACGCGGGCGCGGTGCGACGCTCGATACGACGCGCGGCGTCTACTTTGCCGATCTCGGCGGTGGCATTGTGGAGATCGAGGCACGGCCGATCGACCGCAACAGCTTCGGCTGCGGCATCCTGTTCTGGCTGGATGCGTCGGTCTTTGGCGGGAGCAACATCATCCTCGTGGGAAACGCGGAAAGCGGCGGTGCGACCGTCCCGCATTTCGTGCGGCTGAACATCACGTCGAACCCGAAGAACAACCTGCTGTGGGACGGGATCACGGCAGTTGTGTTGAACGCGCTGCCGCAACAAGAGCGAGCCAAGGGGCAGATCGTGACGCCTGGATGGCACGAGGTGACCTTCGACATCCACGGCGGTCAGGCCGGGATGCAGGTCGACAGCCAGGGGCTGATCTCGGCCCCGCAGTTTGCCACGCCGACGCTATCCTCGTTCCGCATCGGGAGCGACCTGACGACGGGTTCCGCCCCGGGCATGGGTGCGGCGTTCTTCCTCGTCTGCGACGGGCCGCTCGCACAGCACCCGCAGCGGCAGGCCGAGTGGCGAGCGCTGACTCAGGACATCCGCAGGATGGCGATCGCGGCATGAACGAAGATTCTGGCTTCACGGCCACGACGCTGCGCGTGCTGGCAGAGTCCACGGCAGTGATCCTGGCTCTGTGGGGTGCGCTCGGCGGGGCGACCAATGCGCTGACCACACGGATGAGCCTGCGCGACGCGCTGCGCCACGTCCTGCTCGGAGGACTGATCGCAGCGGGGATGGGCAGCCTCTCGATGGCCATCGTCGCCGCCTGGCTGGGTCTGCCGCCGCAGTCGATCCCGGCGGGAGGGGCGGCGGGCTCGGCGGCCTATCTCGTGGGCGTCTTCGGCCCGGCCTTCATTGAGCTTGTCCTTGCCCGCTTGCGCGCTGCGAAGGGAGGGAAGGCCGATGAATGACCTTCTCCGCCTTGCGCGCGCCCTTCGCCTTGATCCGGTGAATGCTCGACATGCTTTCTATCACCGTCTCCGCATCGGCCTCGCCGTCGCGGCGCTGATCCTCGTCCTCTCGCTCCTCAGGTAATCCCATGCAGACCACAGATCGGGGCCTCCTGGCCCTCGTCCGGCACGAAGGCATCGTGCCCGGACCGTATCTCGACGTGAAAGCCGTCTGGACTTTCGGCATCGGCCACACCGCCGCGGCCGGGCCGCCTGATCCGGCCACACTACCGCGCGGCATGCCATCGGACCTTGACGCCGGAATCCGCGAAGCCTTCCGGATTTTCCGCAAGGATCTTGCCGTCTACGAGGCTGATGTGCTCCGCGCGGTCACGGTGCCGCTCGCGCCGCACGAGTTCGATGCGCTGGTGTCCTTCCACTACAACACGGGCGCCATCGCTCGGGCGAGCCTGACGAAACTCCTCAACGCCGGCAACCGCGCCGCCGCCGCCGATGCGTTTCTGAACTGGCGGCGGCCGGAGGCGATCATCTCCCGCCGCGAGGCCGAACGCGCCTTGTTCCGGCACGGCATCTATTCCGGCGGCACGATCCCGGTCTGGTCCGTGGATCGTAGCGGCCGTGTGGACTTCTCGCGTCCGATCCGGCGGCTGACCGAGGCCGAGGCGCTGGCCCTTCTGCGCCCGCAGCCCGCGTCCCCGGCGCCTGCCGCCCCGCAACACCCCGCCCCCGCGCCCGGCTGGCGGCAGCGGCTGGCCGGCCTTTTCCCCAGCCTGATCCGGAGGGCCTGATCCCATGCGCTACATACGTCCGACTTCGCTCACGTGGTGGGCGGGAATCCTGGCGATCATCACTGGAGTCGCGTCTATGGCATCGCCTGCTGAAGGTCCTGTCGGCGAACTGGCGCGGCTGATCGCGCAACTGACTGGCGCGAGCGATGCGTCACCGGCCGGACTGATCGCCCTCGGCCTCGGCCTGATCGGCCTGCGCGACCGGCTCGAGCGCGGGTTCCGCGGCGATGCTTGAGTTTCTCGCGGGGCTGGTCCTGGGCGGTGCCATCGGCATGTCTGTCGTCGCGCTTTGTGTGGCAGCGGCGCGCGGGGACCAGCCGCGCGGCGACCACCACTGGCACGTCGGCGACGACGACGCGTCTGCATTTCACGTCACGGACAGGAGGTCCAAATGAGCTCGGAACTGATGAACTACAATAGCCGTCTGAACAGCAGACAGA